GGATTACAAGGATTACAAGGATTACAAGGATTACAAGGATTACAAGGATTACAAGGATTACAAGGATTACAAGGATTACAAGGATTACAAGGATTACAAGGATTACAAGGATTACAAGGATTAGAAGGGCCACCAGGGCCGATAGGATTAACAGGACCACCAGGGCCGATAGGATTAACAGGACCACCGGGTTTAAAGGGTGGTATAATAGATTATGCTTATTATTTTGATAATCAAGCACATATAATATCACCAAATGGGAATATAACATTTAATAATGTATTAATAAATACATTAGGAATACAATATAATAATGGAAATATAATATTATTAAATAGTGGAATATATAAAATATCATATTTTATATTATCCGAACAAAGTAGTCAATTATCATTATATTTAAATAATGCATTATTAGATGAAACAGTATATGGTTCAGGTCCGGGGAATGGACATAATACAGGAAATTGTATAATAATAGTGCCAAATAATAATATGACACTAAATGTAAGAAATACAAGTTCAGGGAATTTAATAATTCAAACAGTAAATAATGGAATAAATACCAGTATAACAACATCAATAATAATAGAGAGAATAGATTTAACATAAATTATTTAATTTTAAAATTAAATTAGTGATGTCTTTATTAATAATATTTTCATTATCTATATTATGTTTATCAATAATAGAGTTAAACAAATTGATATTAGTGATAATTTGTTTTTGATTATCGAAATCGATAATGGGTATATGTATAATATCAATAAATTTTTTGTTAATAATAATATTAGTATTAATATAATTAGAAAAATATATTAGATAATAAAAAATAAAATCTAAAATAAAATCTTGATTAATTAATTTTAAATAATAAATATTATCATTATTATCGTTATAATAATTATTATTAATAATAAAAATATTATTTTGTAATAATTTATTTTTAGTAACGCCGATATAATTATTATTAATTATATCAATTTCATTATTAGAAGTAATATTAAGGATATTTTTAAGTTCAATTTTATGAGTAGTATTAAAAATAGTATCAAAAATACATTTAGATAAATTTTTATACAAATCAATTTGAGTAAGATTATAATTATATAATTTATTAGAATATATATTATAATTATAAATAATAGTTTGTGTTTCTTTACTAATAACAGGGATATTAATAAGTTTAATTTTATCAATATCAATTTGATCCATAGTACCTTTAATAAAGTTAAAATATTTAGTATTAACAGCATATTCAATAAATAAATATAAAAATCCATTAATAAAATCATTATTTTCTTTTTCAACAATAAATAAAATATAATCATTATATTTTTTAATATCATTAATAGAAATAATTTTAATAAAATTATTAGTTTTATAATATTTAGATATTATTAAAATATTTTCTAAATTATTGTTATTATAATTAATATCATTAATATTATAATATAAATCACAATAATTTAAAATATTAACATTATTTAGTTTTTTATCAATAATATTATTAGTAATATATATATTAGAATATAATATATAATTATTATTAATAATTTTATTATAATCAATATCAATAATATTTTCTTCAATAATATTATTATTATGTAATTTAATTTTTGAAAATTCTAATTTATTATTATTATTATTATTATTTTCAATAAATAATATTGATTTTTTAATATTTTTTATTAAAGTTAATGGGTCATCAATTTCAATAATTTTTTTTAAATTATAATTTTCTAATAAATATTTTCTAGTTTCGGTATGTAAAATAGAATCACAAAATAATAATGAATATGGTACAATAACTATAGCTTGTCCATTAATTTCTAATGAATTTAAAATAAGTTGTAACATAAGTGGTTCATATTTAGTGCCTCTAATTTTAAGTTTTTTAATTTTATCACAACATTTAGCATGAATAATATTATGAATATCATTATTAGTAATATCAAAAAAGATAATATTATAATTAATATTATTAATATCATTAAATAAAATGTTATGTGAAATAATTTGTGAATTAAAGTTATTATTAGAATTTAAAAAAAGTTCTAAATTAATAATTTCTTTAATTTCTTGATTATCTTGTGCGCCAAAAAGGTTATTATAATTAATAACATAATTATTTTCTTTATAATAACTAATAATTTCATTAAGATAAGAATTAACTTTTAAATTACCATCAAATATAAATATATTAGGTTTAGGTTTAATATTATTAACAATCCATTTAATAAGAATAGGATGATTATAATATTTACTATAAGTTTTAACATTTTGGATGGTATCATTATTTAAATAAAACATAAATATTTCATTAATATCAATAAACTTAATATTTTTAACAAAATTAATTAAATTATTAATAATAGTATTACATTTAATATTAAATTTATATGATATATAATAATTATGATGAAGATAATTAATTATATCATAATTATTATTAATATTTAAAATAAGAATGATAATAAGAATATATAACAAACATCTAATAGATTGTAAACCACATATTTTTTCTTTTTGTAATAAATAATATATAAGTTTATAATTTTCTAACATTATAAATATAACTACATATAATTTTAAGTTAATATTTACATATTATTTGTAAATAATATAATTTTAAGTTAGTTAAAAAAGAATTTAAATATAAAATTAAATATGAAAATAGCAATTTATAGTAGTTTTAAAGAAATGCATTATGAATGTTTAGGATATTTAATAGAATATTTAAAATATTTTAATTTTGAAATAGATTTTTATTTATATATAACAGATAAGATTGAAAAAAACTGGATAATATTATATGAGAAATTATTTAATATAAATATAAAATTATATAGTCCAAAAAAATTTAAAAATATATATAATTATGTATTTTTAGTTACAGATGATGATCGTGAATTTATAGATAAAAAAAATAATAAAAATATAATATGTATAAATCATAATTATAAAATTAGACGTGAAAATGTGTATAAATATATAAATACACGTTTTTTTCCTTATAGTATAATAAAAGAATGGGCTTTTCCAAGTTATATAGGGATTAATAAAAAAGAAAAACTAAAATTATTAGATAATAATATGTTAACTTTTAATAATAAAATAATAATATTATTATTAGGTTCTAGACATGTACCAAAATCAATAGAAATATTAAAAAAATTATTTATAAATTTTGATGATATAATATTTATAATAATATCAAGATTTATAAAAAATAATAATATAAAGTTTGAAGAATATGAAAATATTATAATATATGAATATTGTGAAGTAGATAAAATGATTAATATATTAAAATATACAAATTATATATTATGTTTTAATTATGAAAAAACATATATAAATGAAACAATATCAGGATGTTTACCATTAGCTTTTTCATATGGTTGTCAATTAATAATACCAAAAGAATGGGAATTAATATATAATTTTAAATCTTGTATAATATATGATGAAAATACAAAATTAAATTTATTAAAAAAAACAAATTTAGATTTAATTTATGAAGAAAATGAAAGTTTAATAAATTATAGAAATAATATATTAAATAATATATTAAAAATAGATAATAATATATATGGAAAAAATAATTTAATAAATAGTACTTTAATAAATTTAAAATTAAATGTTCCATTTATATTAATTTATTCAGATGAAACATTAAAAATAAATATAACAGAATATATAAATGATTATAATATAATATATGTAATATTAGAAAATAGTAAAATAAATAATAATAATAATAAAATAAGATTATATAATTTAAATTTTATAAAAAAAATTCATATAATAAGAGAACCAATTTTATATATAATAAATAGTAATAAATATATAGAAAAAGAATTAAAATATATGAGTAAACATAATTATAGAGATATAATATTAATAAATAATGTATATAATTATGATATAAATAAATTAAAAAAAATATATAATAAATATTCATATGTTTATTATTTATCAAATAGTTTTATAATATTATATTCATTTAAATAAAAAAAATTGATATTTTTAAATATTAGTAAATATTATAAGTATTAATATAACAAAATGTGTGAGGAAATAGTATTAAATATTATGGATCATTTATTCAAGTCTTATAATATGGATAATAAATTATCATGGATTTTTAAAAGTAAAGATGAATTAAATTTATATGATCCAAAATATCATTTATATGAATATAAAGTAAATGATAAAGAGTATACCATAGAATTATATTTATATGAAACTAAATATAAAAAATTATTATTAGAAGAAAATAAAACTATTAATTTTACTTATTATGAAAAAATAGAAGGTAATAATTATAATGAAGTTCATGATAAATTATGGATATTATTATATAGAATGTTATATAATAGAAGACAACAAAAATTTTATTATCTTATTTACAATATAATAAAAAATGAAAAACCAGTAAATGTAAAAGAAGAACAAACATATTTATATATGTTATTAACATATAATGAATATGAATTAGCAACTAATTTTTTTTCATTTTTAAAGAAATATTTAACAAAAAAAGAAATAAAAATATTTAAAAATAAATATAATAAAAGAGATATTTTAGTATAAAAATAATGAAAGTTTCTTTATTATTAAATAAAAATAATAATTTAGTAAATGAATCATATTTAGATTATTTTAAGATATCAAACATAGAAATATCAACAGAATTGGAAAAAGACAGTGATTATATATTTAATATAAGTGAAAATATAATAATAAATCGTGAAAATGTAATAAATATAGTAAATGATTTAGAAACAATAAATATAAAAGAAAATATAATATTAAATAATTTTGATTATAACAATCCATTAATAAGATGGATATTACCAATAAAAAAGATGTTAACTAAAATAAAAAAAAGTGAAATATTAAAAACATTAAAAAGTATTAATATAATATATTATAATAATAATTATTCAAGTATAAGTAGTTTAATAGAAGAAGTACTAATAAAATATTTTGAAAATTTTAATAATATAAATTTTTATATTATTAATAAAAAAAATAATGTAATTATAGATAATAATTATGATAATATTTATATTAATGTTTATAATGATAAAAAAATAGAAGATTTAATAATTAATGCACATTATGTATTAATTTATAATAATAATGGAGATATTGAACCTATAATAATTAGTTTTAATTATGGGTGTCAATTAATAATAAATAAAGAAGATAATATAAAATATAATTATAAATCAAGTATAATATTAGAAAAAAAAGTAAAATTAGAATCAGATATTTCATTAGATATAATATATAATGAAATTAATGAGTTATTAAATCATAGAAATATAAAAATGGATGAAATAATAAAAAATAAAACTGAAATAATAGAATATAGTGAAGAAATATTATTTCATAAGATATGTAATAAATATAAATTAAAATTACCAAATATATTTATACAAACATATATATTAAATATAAATGATATAAAAACAATGAATAATAATTTTAGGGAATTATATTTAATAAATAATGTAAATAAAATAGATATTAATTTATTAGTAGATGAAATAAAAATATCAATATATGATAATGAAAAATATTTAAAAAAAATATTATATAATTTAAATGAATCAATATTATTTAATTTAACATATTGTGAAAATTTATATAAAATATTAAATATAATAAGTCATAGAAATTTTAGAGATATAATGATATTAAATAATACAATAGATAAAGAGTTAATAAAAAAAAATTATAATAATTTTTATTATATTTATGAATATGAGAATTTATTTATATTAATAACATTATAATTTAAAAAAATATTAGTATATAATTTAATGAGTGTATCTATAGTAACGGTATCATATTATAAAAGATATAATTTATTAAAGATATTAGAGAAAATAATATTAAATCAAACATATAAAAATATAGTAGAATGGTTAATAATAGATGGATCAGATAATTTTAATGATAGTGAAATAAATAAAAATTTAGTTAATGAATTAAAAAATAATTCATCAATTAATATTAACTATGTACCATTTATAGAAAAAAGTAGTTTTGGGAAATTATTAAATAGAGGATTAGAAAAAGTATTAGGTGATATAATTGTTCACATGGATGATGATGACTATTATTTTCCAACACGTGTTGAACATTGTGTAAATATATTTAATAATAACAATAATATAAATATGATAAATTGTTCAAATATATATATTCATGATATAATATTAGATTATACAATAAAATCAGATATAAATAATTGTTTAAATATAAATTCATTAGCGTATAAAAAAGATTATATATTAAATAATAAATTTGAAGATGATAATAATAGTATTATAAAACATATAAATGTAAATGGAGTAAATATATTAGATTGTGATAAGACTTTAATAAAAATAATACATAATGAAAATAAATATATAGAAAGTAAAAGATTATTAATTATGAATAAAATAATAATAAATAATATAAATAGTTTAGTAAATCTAATACCTAAAGAATTTTATATATTATATAAAAAAGAATTAGTAGATGAATCAGAATTAGATTATGATATTGTATATTTTACAGGTGGTACAGGTATAATTTGGGATCCAAATGATTTATCATTAGGTGGATCAGAACAAGCAATAGTACATTTATCGGATAATTTAAAGAAACAAGGGAAAAGTGTAATAGTATATGGGAATTTTAATAATGATTATAAATTAAATGATGTAGAGTATATAAAATGGGATAAATTTCCATTTAGAAAAAAAATAAAAAATTTAATTTTATGGAGACATCATGGTATAAGTATGATAATGAATTTAAAAATGAATATAGAAAATATATATATAGATTTTCATGATAATTTTTCATATACATTAGTATATTTAGATCAGGAAAAATTAAATAATTTATTTAAAAAAGTAACGAAATATTTTTTTAAAAGTAATTATCATAAGATATCATTTGAAGAATATATAAATAATAAATTAGAAAATACAAAATATGCAATAATAACAAATGGATTAAGAAAGGAAAGATTTTTAAATAATGATAATAATATAAGAAATCCATTTAGGTTTTGTTATTGTAGTTGTTATAGTAGAGGATTAGAAACTATATTAGAAAAAATATGGCCTATTATTTATAAAAGTAATCCTAAATGTGAATTACATGTATATTATGGAATGACATATTTTGATGATAATTTTAAAAATAAAATTAAATTATTATTAGGACAACCTGGAGTTATGGATCATGATAGACAACCAATGGAAATGATAATAAGAGAGAAATATTTATCAACATTTCATTTATATTTAAGTAATAGTGTAGCAGAAATAGATTGTATATCAATAAGAGAAAGTTTAATAACAGGATGTATACCAATAATATCAAATTATGGAGTATTTAATGAACGTCATGGAATACAATATAAATGGATACCAGAAGATGATGAATTATGTAAAAAAATAGCAAAAGATATAATAAATAAAATGAATGACATTGAATTAATAAATAATATTAAAAATAAAATTATTAATTCAAATACAATAATATCATGGGAAAATGTTAGTAAAGAATGGATTAAAAATATATATAATTAATTATATAAACCATTATTATAATTTGAAATAAAAACATCAGCCCAATCACGTATTAATTTTTGTTTTGTATCTAAATAAAAAATATAATTATTTTTATAATTAATATAATAATGTTTATTATGTTGTTTAATAACTGCATACCAATTATTATTTTTATTATAAATTTTAATTAATAATCCACCATATCTTAGTTTATGATCATAAATATTAACATAACGTAATGAACCTTTTAGGTTTAATTCACTAAATTCTTTAATATTATCAATATATTTATAATCTTTTAATTCTTCATTATATATTTTTAAAATATTTTGTAAATTATAATTTATTATATTATTATTTACAAAATAGTCAATTTGTTGTTTTCTATTTAACATTTATTATAATTAAATAGACTTTTTTTTAAATTATTTAATCTAAATCTTTTTTAGATCCTTTTTTAGATTTCTTTTTATAACTTTTTTTTGATCCTTTTTTAGATGATTTTTTAGATCCTTTCTTTTTAGCGCCACCAGTCATTAATTTAGATCCTTTTTTAGATGATTTTTTAGATGATTTTTTAGATGATTTTTTAGATGATTTTTTGGATGATTTTTTTTTAGCACCACCCATCATTAATTTAGATCCTTTTTTAGATGATTTTTTAGATGATTTTTTGGATGATTTTTTGGATGATCTTTTGGATGATCTTTTTTTAGCACCACCCATCATTAGTTTAGAACCTTTTTTAGATGATTTTTTGGATGATTTTTTGGATGATCTTTTTTTAGCACCACCCATCATTAATTTAGAACCTTTTTTAGATGATTTTTTGGATGATTTTTTGGATGATTTTTTGGATGATTTTTTAGTTCCACGTTTTTTAGCACCACCAACGATATTATTACTAGTTTTTTTTCCACCTCCTTCCTGTAATAAGTCTTCATTTACAATATCAATTTCAGATAAATTATTTTTTCCACCTTCCATTTCTATAACTTGAGAAATATTTTTTTTAGAAATATTTTTTTTAGAATTTTTTTTTATAATATTTTCTATATTATTATTTTCAAGTGAATTATATTTCTTTTTATCAGTAGTTATATAATTTAATATAAATTGTAATTCAGACATATTTTTTAACATTTTTTTTAATTCAGCTAGTGATAATTCTTTTTTTGTTTCTTGATCATTTTTTTTTTCAATAATTTCAAATGTTTCATAATTAGTAGATTTACCTTTAATACTATAAAAAGTAGAATCCGTTTTTTTTAAATATATAAATGTGAGTCCTTGGGTGCCATCAATAATAGATTCTTTTTCTCTTATTTTATCACCATTTTTTTTATAAGTATTATTTTTTTCATGTCTATAATTTACAGTTGTCATATATAAAAACTAGAAAAATATATTTTTTATATTATTTTATTTTTATATAAATGAATAATTATTAGATATATTACATTCATTATTAAATGCATCTATATCATTATTATCATTATCATTATCATTATCATTATCATTAATATCATTATTTTTAATATTAATAGTATTAATAGAATTATTATTATTATTATTATTATTATTATTATTATTATATAAATTATTAATAATTTGTTGTTTAATTTTTTCTTTAATCATATTATGATTATTAGCTTTAGAAACAGAAATTTCAATTAAATTTTTATCCATAATTTCTTTTAATGTAATTTGCCCCATAAAATTCATAATAATAAGATTAACAACAGCGAGAGCAGTATTTTCATTATTAGAAGGAATAATTAATTCACCAGTTTTAGGATCAAAATTTAATTCAGGAATAATTTTTTTCCATGCTTGATAATCATTTAATGAAGGAATTTTAATTTTAATAAAATATAAATTATATTCTTCTAAATATAAAACTTTAGTCCATGGATTAGGTTTATCAAAAATGATTTCTTTATTATTATTATTTTGTTTATTATCATCATTATTATTATAATCAAGTTCATTATCATTATCATTATTATTATTATTATTATTATCATCATTATTATTATTATTTACAATACGTTTATTATGTTTAATATTTTTATTATGTTTAATATTTTTAGTATAAGAACATTTTTTATAATAATAAACATTATCATATAATTGTTTAAAGATTATATATATTATAATAACTAAAAAAAAATATTTTATCATATAAAATAAAACTAGAAAAAAAAATTTAAAATAAAAAAATATATTTATATATTATATTATGAATGAATATAATATAATATTAAAATTACAAGAATTAATAAATAAAGATTATTTATATATTTTAAGTTTAATATCAAATATATATCATTTTTATTATATATCAATAATCTTTATAATATTATTTTTTCTAGGTATAATAACATTACAACAATTACATATATTTTTTATATGTCAATTTATATTAATAATAATAAAAAATATAATAAAACGAACACGTCCATATATAAATAATAAAAAAATAAAAATATTAGAATTAATGGAATTAGATAAATATTCATTTCCCTCAGGTCATACATTTAATGCATGTTTATTATCATGGGTATTAACAAAAAATTATAATATAAATATAACATTTATAATATATTTAGTAGGATTAATACGTATATATTTAGGTGTACATTATCCAACTGATATATTAGGTTCAATAATATTAAGTAAAATAATATTATAATTTATTAATAGTATCATAAAAATCATTAGATTTTCTACAAAAATTAATAATTTCAGCATGAGAATATTTTAAATCTAAATTAATATTAATATTAATATTAATATTATAATTAGTATTCCAATAATAATTTAAAATATCTATTATATCTTGAATAGTAGCATTAGTAAAATTAATAATATAATCAATTCTACCAGGTCTGATTAGTGCTTTATCTAAATTTTCCGGTTTATTAGTAGTCATAATAATAATTCTACCATGACTTTCATGTAATCCATCTAATAAATTTAATAAATAACTTAAATTATTATTATCATCAATATATTTATCTTTTTTTTTTTCTTCATTATCATAATTTAATATAATTTTATTTCTATCAATAATAATATTACTCATACAATCAATATCTTCTAAAATAATAATTCTTTTATTTAAAGGTATAATAAGATCATTATTAATTTCTTCATTATAAATAATATCTTTAAGTTTAATAAAATTAAAATTAGAATTTAATTTAATAACTAAAGCATTAAATTTAGTTAAATTCATTAATGCTTTAATAAATCCAGTTTTTCCACATCCAGGATTACCCCATAATAAAAATCCTAAAGTATATGGAATACCCCGTTCTTTATACCATAATTCATTATTTAAAAAAAAGTTAATATTATTTAAAATATTATTTTTATTAGTAAAAAATCTATTATTAAATGTAACATTAGAAAACCAATTATAATGGAAAACTTCAATATCTTTATTTTTATTATTCCAATAAATATCAATAAATAATTGATTATTATTTTTATTTAATAAATAATTATTATATTCTTTAATTCTATCATTAATCCATAATTGTAATTCTAATATATTATATTTTTTACTAAATAATTCAAAATAAAAGTGTTCTTTATATTCATTATTTTTAATCATTTTATCTTTACGATAAACTTTACCATAAATATAATTATCAATAAGAAAAGTATTAATTTGGTCAACTCTATAATAAGAACTATCTTCAATAGTAGAATCATCATTATATGATTCATATTTCCATTTAATAATTTCAATAAGAGATTTAATATTATTATTTTTGTTAGTAGATAAATAAAACATAATAGCTCTAAATTTTTTACTTTGTTGTTTTTCAGTAAAACAAAAAATAATTTTATTAGTATAATTAAAATAATAATAATATATTTTAATAAATATATTATAAATAAATAGTTTAAAGTTATTATTATTAATAAAAAAAATAAAAAATGTAATAATATTAATAATAATAATATCTATAATAAAATGGCCGGTATTAATTTTATTAATATTATTAAAAATTAAATTTGTTAAAAAAAGATCATTATAATTCATAATAATATTAATTAAAAATTAATTTTTTAAAACTTTTATAATAATATTATCAAAATCAGTTTTATCAAATGCTTTAATAAAATAGTCAGCAGCTTCAGGACTATAAAAATCTAAATATGCAATAGAATTATCAGGATAATTAACAACTTTTATTTTATTAATATCCCAATTTTGTAATAAATCAAATAATTCTTCTTCATTAACATTATTAGGTAAATCAGTAATTTTAATTTTATTTTTTTTATAATCCATTATTAATATAAAAAATATAAATTTTTAAATATTTTTAAGTATTAATTTAAAAATATATTTGTGTTAATAAAATTATAAATTCATAATAAATATTTTCAAGTGTAAATTAAATAATATATAAATGAATACAAAAATTTATTTATATATAGATAATAAAAAAAATACAAAAAAAGAATTAAAATTAAAAATAAATAAAAATATTATAAAAATATTATTAAATATAGATGAATATGAAAATTATAAAATAAATAATAATATAAAAAAAATTCAAGATATAATAAATATAAATACAAATAATAAATTATATGTTCAAATTAATAATACAATAGATACAGAAATATCAAATAATATAGTATCAAAAATAAATAATATAATTTATAAAAACAAAAATATAAAAAAATGTAATTTATTAAACTTTTGTTATGAATCTAATAATTTAATGAATGAATTAACATTATATAAAAATATAGTAATAGATCCAAATAAAAATCCGGATACATATATAGACTATATTAAATCTCAAATTCCAGAAAATTATAATATATTAATATTTAAATTAAATACTTCATGTTTAAAAAAAATATTTCCATTAACTACAGCTGTTGGTGCGGGTTCTATTTATTCTTCATATTTTGTACATATTTTTCCAAAAAAAATAAATAATACAAATAATATATTTTTAATAGGTAAAGCAGTTACATATGATTCCGGAGGATTAAATTTAAAAACATCAAGTATGGAAAATATGAAAGTAGATATGGCCGGATCAGCATTATTATTAAGTTTAATAAAATTATTAAATAATGATAATAATTATCATTTATTATTTCCAATTGTAGAAAATATGATATCAAATACAGCATTACGTCCAGGTATGGTTGTAACTACAAGTAATAATAAAACTATTGAAATAAATAATATAGATGCAGAAGGACGATTATGTATTGTAGATGCTATAGATTATATAAATACATTAATAAAAATAAATAATATAAATAAAAAATCATGTTTTATATTAGATATAGCAACATTAACAGGAAATGTAACATATATAACAGATAAAATATCCTCTGTATGTATGACAAATGTAAAAGGTGAAAATTATATTTATAATATATTATATGCAGGTGAAAAAACAGGTGAATATGTTGATTATTTACAATTAAGAAAAGAATATTTAGATGGATTAAAAAGTGTAGTAGCAGAAATTAAATGTTCAAGTGATACTATAAAAAGTGGTTGTATTATAGGTGGAACATTTATTAATTATTTTTGTGATCCAGAAATACCATGGATGCATATAGATATAGCAGGTAAAGTATTAATAAATAATAAAGTAACAAGTTATGGTTTAAATTTATTATTATATTTTTTAAAAAATTTAAAAATTGAATAAAATATTATTTATTATTATAAATTTATAATAATAAACAAATGTCCATTGATATTAATATTAAATTAAATATTAATGAATTTCCTATTCTAAATCAATTAAAAAAAAAAGATTTAGAATTACAAATTTATAAAATTATAAAAACAGGTTATAATATTTATTTCCCTTCATTAAAAGAAATAAATAATAATATTGAATTAAATGAAATAAAAGAACAAATAAATAATATAAAAGTAGATATAAAAAATGAATTAAATTGTATTGATATAACACATAAAATAAATTCATTAGAAGTATCATTAAATAAATTAATAGGTATATCATCAAATTCATCAAAAAAAGGTAGTTATGGTGAGAATTATTTAGAAGAAATTATAAATCAAAGATATGGTGATATCAAATATGAAAAAAAAAATCATATACCACATAGTGGTGACGCATGGTTATATTTACCTGATAATAAAATAATAATGTTAGAAAGTAAAAATTATATTACACCAATAAAAAAAGAAGAAATTAATAAATTACAATTTGATATGTTAACAAATAATATTAAGTGGAGTTTATTAATTAGTTTAAATTCATCAATTCAAGGTATGAAAGAATTAGATTTTTATACTTTTACTCATAATAATGAAACATATTCAATAATAATGATATCAAATTTATCAACAGATTTACATAAATTAGATTTAGGATTACAAATAATAAGAAAATTAATTAATATATTTAATGATATAAATAATTTTCCATGGATTGTACATGATATAAATCAAAATTTAATTGAATTAAATAATATTATGAAAAAAAATTATATATTACGTGATAATTTTTATAATATGGAAAAAGATATTATTAATTCATTATCTATTTATCATATGCATATTAGAAATTATCAATATGAATTAGAACAAGTTATTATTGATATTACTAATAAAATTAATAATACTATGGAAAAATCTATTAATTCTATTGATTATAATATTAATATTCAATTATTAAATAATTATAAATTATTTAAAATTTATAATGTTTTAACTAAAATTATTGATATTTTTTATTCTAAAAAATGGATAATTAATATTGATACTTTTAAAATTTTATCCGAAAATATTGAAATTGGTTATATTAAAATACAACATAATAAAATTATTATATTTATTATTAAAAATGATATAATTATCAATTTTAATAAAAATAAAGATTTAGAAAATAATAAAAATTTAGAATTATTACAATTTATTTAGTTATTTCTTTTGCTAGAACTTCCATTAAAATTTTCACTGTATATGATTCATCAATATTATATGCACCCATACTATTTGCTTTATTTAATAATTTCCATATTACATCTAATGCCTGTTGAGGTGATATATTATTCAAATTAATTACTTCTTTTTTTGTAGTATCTTTTACATCTAATGCCTGTTGAGGTGATATATTATTCAAATTAATTACTTCTTTTTTTGTAGTATCTTTTACATCTTTCACTTCAACATCATTTTGGGTAGTCTCAGGGGTAGTTTCAACATTAGTATTTTCCATTAATATATTATAGATAAAAAATCTTTAAATATTTTTTTATTATATTATATTATAATGATAAATAAAAATTTAATTTTTTTAAAAGTATTTGCATTAGTTGGTGCACTTAATTGGGGGTTTATGATTTTTAAATATAATTTAGTTGAATTATTAGAACAAAATATTAATTCTATCTTTAAATTAAAATTAGATATTAAAACTTTTATATATTTTTTTATTTTCTGTGCAGGTATTGTAATTATTTTAGATCGTAGTACATGGTTACCATTTTTAGAACATACTGTATTACCTTCTAAATTAATTCCTTTAACAAATGAATGTAAAAATTATGATATAGAAGTAGGTATTAAAACAAATCCAAATTCAAAAATAATATATTGGAGTGCAATACCCGGACAAACTAATGAATTTGTAAATAAAGCATATAAAAATATGTCTTTAGGTGTTATAATGTCTGATTCAAAAGGAAATGCAATAATAAAAATATTAAAAGGTGATGGTTATTATGTTAATAATTATAAATATATAAAAAAACATATACATTATCGTGTATTTGAAAAAGAAAATATATTAGGTCCAGTTAAAACAATATATTATTAAATTAAAAATAATATCTAAAATTATATATATGAATATAAATATAAATATAATATTAACTGTTTTATATATATTATATATATATAATAAAAATCCGGAGTTATTAAAAAATAATTATTTTAATTTATTTATATTAATAATATTTTTTTATTTATATAAAAATGATTTTAATGTATCATTTAATGTAATAATAATTATTTTAATATTATTAAATTATTATACTTTAAACAGTTCTAATAAAGAAACATTTAATAATATTTCTAATAATTTATTATTTGAAAAAAATATATCTAATACTAATAATCAACCTCAATTACCATTAAATTATCCTAATAATCAAACTCAATTACCATTAAATTATCCTAATATTGAAACACAATTACCATTAAATTATCCTAATATTGAAACACAATTACCATTAAATTATCCTAATATTGAAACACAATTACCATTAAATTATCCTAATATTGAAACACAAATGCCATTAAATTATCCTAATATTGAAACACAATTACCATTAAATTATCCTAATATTGAAACACAAATGCCATTAAATTATCCTAATGAAACACAAATACCATTAAATTATCCTAATATTGAAACACAATTACCATTAAATTATCCTAATGAAACACAAATACCATTAAATTATCCTAATGAAACACAATTACCATTAAATTATCCTAATGAAACACAAATACCATTAAATTATCCTAATGAAACACAAATACCATTAAATAATCCTAATGAAACAATAAAACCAATACAAACATTAGAAGTACAAAAATATGAAACAATAAAACCAATAGAATATAAAATAACAGAAAAACCGGAAAAGAAAATAATAACAAATGAGATATTAAATATAGAGATCACAAAATTACCGGAATTAAAAATATTAAATTCAAGAGATGAATATATAACAGATGCAAATAAATTATGTTTATCATCAGAATATATGAAAACATTAAAACAATTAGATAAGAATATAGGAGAAATAAATAATATATTAAAAAAACCAGATAATAATGAATTTACAATAGAAAAATATAATACATTATTAGGAACAGAGAAAATGAAGGTATCAGTAATATTTAATATAGGAAATTATAATATATTATTAAATAAATATAAAAACATAAGTAAAGAAAAATATGAACATTATTTAGAGTTATTAAATCAGAATAATATATTATTAAATTTACTATCAAATATAGATTATTATAAAAAACTGATAATAAAATATATAAAATTAAAACAAAATGATAATATATTAATAGTATTATATGATATATTTATAAATAATTTATATATAGAGTCAATAGTGAATTATAATTTATTAACAGAAAAAATAGTTAATAAAAAATTATTAGATAAAGACAGAAATATTTTAATAGAATTAAAAACGTTATATAATAATTTGATATATATATTATCAAGTGAATTAAAAATAAAACAAGAGTTTAAAAACATAGTATTAAAAAATATGAATAATAATTTAGATTATATAATAGTAAAATTTAATAATAAATTAGTATATATAAATTTATTAATAGAACAAATATTATATACATTAACATATTATAAAAAATATTTAATATTATTAAATACAAAACCAGATGATAAAACAAAAGAAAATGAAGAAGATATAAAAAAGAATATAAATTATTATAATGAATTATATGGTTATTACGAGAGATTATATAATAATTACAATAGTTATTATAAGAATTATGAGTTAAATAATAAAATGGAAGCAAATAAATATTATAATGAAATATATAATTTATTAAATGAAAATAAAAATATAATGAATAATATAAAATTATCAGAAATCTTATATAATTTTTCATTAAAAATAATGTTATTATATTTTGAGGATTATATAATGGAAATAAAATTGGAAGAGATATTTTTAGATATAAATAATTCAATAAATAATATAAATATATTTAGGAATATATTAAATGATATAAATGAAATAAATATGATATTACCGAATAATATAAATGATAATATAGAGGTATTTAAGTTAAATAGTCAGTTTAATAATTTACCAATAAATTATAATAATTTAACAAGATTACCAAAAGTATTTAAAAATTATTATAATAAAGATTATAATAATTTAACAAGTTTTAATGATTTATGGATATCATATGAATTAATATAATATTTTTCTATTTATATTTAATGGATAAATTAAAAGAAATATGGCAATCACAATGTTCACAATATAATATAACAATGCAACCAGATATTTTACCTGCAGTAAGACGTATAATAGTGATAGGAGATATACATGGAGATTTAGATATAACAAAAAAGTTATTAAAAATAGCTAAAGTAATAAATGATAATAATGAATGGATAGGAGAAGATACAGTAGTAGTACAAGTAGGAGATCAAATAGATAGATGTAGATATAATGGTATACCATGTAGTGAAGTAGATTATAATGAAGGAAATGATTTAAAAATATTATATTATTTTACAAAACTACATAAATTAGCAACAATACATGGTGGTGCGGTATATTCATTAATAGGAAATCATGAGTTAATGAATGTTGAAGGTGATATGCGTTATGTATCATTAGATGGATTAAATGAATTTACAAATTTTAATCATTTTAACAAAGATATAGAATATAAAAATTATAGTAGAAAAAAAGCATTTACACGTGGAAATCCGATAAGTAATTTTTTAGCATGTACACGTAAGGGTGCATTAATAATAGGTTCAAATTTATTTGTACATGCAGGAATAATACCAGAAATAGCGAGAAAATATAAAATATCAGAATTAAATAATATATTAAGTTTATATTTATGGAACATGATAGATAAAAGTGAATATACAGATATATTATTTGATTCAGAGTCACCATTTTGGACTAGAAAATATAATAAAAGAGTAACTGAAAGTGAATGTCAAAAATTATTACAATTAAATGATATTTATAAAGTGGGTAAAATATATGTAGGACACACACCAAATATAGAACAAGGAATAAGTAGTATATGTGATAATAAGATATGGTTAACAGATTATGGTGTTTCAAAAGCATTTGATCAATATAGACCAGGAAAAGCACCAAAAATACATGTATTAGAATTATTAGAAGATGGGAAAACAATAAATGTATTATATGAAACAGACACAATTAATATTATAAATAATAATATTAAAAGTATAAAATGTGGAAATAGATTTAATTAGATATTCATTTTTTAATGATTGATTTATATTTATCAGAAATTTTAGAAAAATTTTTTATAGCATCTTCGGCAGCTTGAACAGTATCAAAAGAAGGATTTTTACTTTTAATATCTTTAATAATAGCAGAAGCTATTTTAACAACAGGAATACCATTAGGTATATTATATTTTTTTGAAATTTCTTTTCTTAATTTAGCTATTGCTTGAAAAGCAGGATTAGCACCCCTTCCACCTTGTTGATTTAAATCAGTAGTAGAATTTTGCATTAAATCAAAATATTCAGACATGGTATGGTCATCTAATTTAATATTAACATCAACACCATTTAATTTTAAGTTATTAAAAAAATCTTTAATTTGATGAACAGATAACCCATTATTACCACCACATTGACTATTATTAGAAACGAAAATATTATTATTATTATTATTACTTAAGTTATTTTTAAGTTTATTACGTAAAGAACGGGAGTTATTAAATCCACCAGATTGATTTTTATTAATAATACTTTCTAATTGTTTTTCTAATTCAGTGGTATTAGTATTAGTATCAGTCATTTTTTTAAATGAATCATTAGAATCTGTTGTTAACATATCTAATAATTTATTTATATCATTATCATTTCCACCAGCTTGATTAATAGATTTACTATCAGAACTAATCATATCTAATAATTTTTGTATATTATTATCGCTATCATTAATATTATTTAAATTACCACCGGTGAGGTTTTTAATTAATGAAGAAGATTTAATATCAGAAGTAGAAGAATTAATAATATTATTAATATTTTTATTATCACTAGTATCAGAATCACTAATATTATTTAAGTTATTACCACCGGAAATTTTATTATTTAAAAATAAACTAGTATCGCTATCATTAATATTATTAAAATTTTGTTTAGAATAATTACTAGTTTCAGAGAAAATATTTTTAGATCCACCAGACATAACTTTATTATTAGTATTAAACATACTAGTTTCGGTATCATTAATATTATTAAAATTTAGTTTAGAATAATTACTAGTTTCAGAGAACATATTATTAAAACCACCAGACATGACTTTATTATTTTTATCAATAATATTAATATGAGAAGGTAAATTAATTTGTGATTCAGTAACACTATCTAAAAATGAAATATCATTATTTTTTAAAAATATATTAGACATTATAATATATAATAATATTTAGAAATAAAATTTTTATAATAAAAAAAATGTTTTTAAATATTATTTTTTATCAAATATATATTAATATAAATGTTAAATACAATAGATGAATTATTATCACAAATAATAGATAATTTTAGTAAATATTTATTATCTAATAAAATATTAGATAAAATAAATTTAGATATAAATTTTATAATTTATCATAATAAAATTATAGAACTTATAAAAACTTATGTAGAATCAATAGATAAAAATTTGATAATAAATATTATTAAAAATAATAAATCAAATATAAATATAATATATAATTTAATAAAAAAATATTGTGCATATTATATTTATTTAAGTATAGGATATTATTATAAAGGTTCTCGTGATCTTTTTATATCAAATATAATAGAAATAAGTAAACAACAAGAGAAAAATACATATCAAATACCAAATTTTTTTAATAGTGAAACAAATTCTAAAATTATTAATTATTTTAATGATATAAAGAATATATTATCTTTATTAGAATTTAAAACTATAGATAAAATAAAATTATTATTATCAAATAATCCATTAAAATATGAATCAACAATAAAAGTATTTAATTTATTAGGAGAAGATTATATAATAGATTATATATTAATAAAAGAAAATTATCATAATTTAATAAAATCAATATTATTTAGATTAATATATTTATTAGAAGATAAGAACATTATATTAAAGTTATTAAATGATGAGGAATTAAATATAATAGAATATAAATATATAGATATAGTGGTATCAAATCAGAAAAAAATAGTAGATTTAAATTTTATTCAAAAATTTATATTAAGTCAGAAATTAAAATATTCATATGCAGAAGAGATATATAGTTATTTAGAAGAATATAAAAATTATCAAGAATTTATAATAAAAGAAAATATAGAATTTATAAATTATTTATTTATAAATAAAATAATAATACCAATTTCAGAAGATTTTATAAGATATCATAAAGATTCAGAGAAATATACATTTGAAACAAATTTAAAAGAACGTGATGCAACAAAAATAAAATATATAATATCAAAAATTAACAATGTAACAAATTATTATTCTAATATATTAGAAACAAATCCGAAATTAAAATTAGAAATACAAAATTTATTTTTTAAACCTTTAGATTATAAATTAGCAGTATTATATAATGAATATGAAGAAATTAAAATTATTCAAAAATTAGAAAATTCAGAATTAACATCAGATATTGAATATTTAATAGATTTAGAAAATATAAGAAAATATGCATATTTAAATTTTAAAAATTTATCAAAAGATGGTATAAAATATAGGCCATCCCAACAGGTAGAAACAATAAGATATATAAATATATTAAATAAACAGAAAATGGCAATAGAAACAAGAATATCAGATAATAATTTAGATATAAATGTAGTAGGAATAGTATTTAATCCATTAAAACTACCATTAACAAATTTTACAACAAATGATTTAATAAATATAAAACAAGATGAAAAAGAGAATGGTTTAAAAAAGTTTATAAAAAAAATAACAAAAACAGAAAATAAATCAAAATTATATTATTGGTTATTTAATAATGATGTAGATAAACCAGAAAGTGATAAATATATAAATTATAATATAAATGATGTAACAAATAATATTAAGATAATGTTAGAAGAAATATATAATATATATTATAAATTAATATTTAATAAATTAAATAATGAATTATCAAAAGAAACAAATTTAGATTTATGGAAATTAAATAATATTATTAAATATTATAATAAAAATTATTTAAATTTAAATTTATTTCCAAAATTTAAAAATGAAATTATTGAAAATGCGATAATTAATTTAATAAAAGAAGAACCGATAATAAATGATGATATAAATATAATAAAAAAAAATATAATAAAATTACCAAGTGTGAAAGAGAAAATGAAAGATAAAAAGAAAATAACATTATATGAAAATGAAGAAATAATATATGATATAAATAAGAAAAATATACCAATATGTTATCATTATATAAAATGGAAAGAAATAAATAAACAATCAAAGAATACAGAAGATTATAATCAAAATATATATGAATTTATAAAAAAATATGTAAAACAAGATAAAAATAGTAATTATATTTGTAGAAGTTGTAATGAATATTTAAATTTAGATAAATTTATTTTTGAAGGTACATATGTAGAAGAATTAGATGTTTTTTTAACAACAAATTTAGAAGTTCAATTAAAATTAAATGAAATACCAAAATATCAGAAATATTTAAAAACAATAAAAAACATAAATAAAATAATAGAAAACATATCATTTTTAACAGATATAAACATATACATAGGAAATACACCTGTAATAAAGTTAAGACGAAAGTTATTAATAAAAGATACAATAGATTTATTATTATTACATAATGAATGGTTAAAAAATCAACCAAAAACACGTATAGAAAATTATAATAAAAAGTATGGAATAAATAAAGATTTAACAAATTTATTTTTTTTTGAATTACAAGATGAGATATTTTTAACAAGTTCATTAGATACAGATTATTATAAAATAATAAAATACAATAATATAATAGCATATATAATATTTCAAATAATAATGGAAATGAATTCAGGATTAATAATAAATTTAAAACATGATAAACAATTTAATTATATATTTTTTGAAAAATTGAATGAAAATATATTTATAAATTTATATATACGAAAAAATCAAAAAGAAAAAATAGCATTAATAAATTTACCAGTATTAGGATATTTATTATATTATTTAAGTGGAATATTAGTAACAAAAAATATATGGTTATGGAAAAAAGATAATACACAAAATATACAATTATTAACAATAACTATACAAAAAAGTATTATTCATACAATAATAGATTTTATAAATACTATAATAGAAGCAAATATTGAAGAAAATAAAAATTATTTATATGAATTAATATATAATAAATTTATAATAAAATTAAAAGATCTTTTTAGTAATAATACAATATTAAATAGTATAAAAACAACTAACTTAAAATATATAAAAATAGATACAAACACTAATAAAATATCAGTATTAACAAAAAAAATAAATTTATTAGAATTAAATTATGAAGATAAGTCAATATATGAATATAAAAAACATTGTAATATAAAAACAGAAAAATAAAAATTAATAAATATAAATACTGATAATAATAATATTAATATAATAACAAATTGTCCAACAGGTAAATTTCATAAATGGATTTATAAAAATAATGATTTATTATGTGAATATTGTAGTAGTTCATATAATAAATTAATAAAAAATAATATTAATAATTATGAAATAGAAATAAAAAAAAATAATATTGATTATATAAATAAAATAAAAAATATTAATTTAATAAATTTAACAAAAAAATATTGTATAAGTGGTGAATATCATGAATTTAATGAAAATAATATATGTATAAAATGTAATAAAAATATAAATACTTTTAGTCCAAATAATGAAGAATTAAAAGAATTAGAAAAAAATTTAGGAAAAAAGTCAAATGAAAATTTAGAAAATCAAATTGATTATATTAAAAGATATAATGAAAATAAAAATAATTTAGAGAATAAAATAAATAAAATAATTAATAAATTTAATAATAATTTTAATTCAATAAGTGTTAATAAAATAGATAATTATATTATTTCATTTATTGAAAAATTAGAAAAAATTTTAAGTAATAAAGTAAATATAAATAATAATACTATTTATTTAAAAGATACTATATATATTATTGATCATGATTATTTAGGTGTACCATTAAAAAAATCAATTTCTATTTTATCTTCTGATAAAATTATTTTAAATAATAATCATCCAATTTTTAATAAAAATATTCTTTATTATAAAGATAAACAAAATAATGTTTATGTTTATTATGATTTAATAAATTTATTATATTTAGGATTTTCAAATGATAATATAAATTTAAAAACAACTAAAAATATGGCATCATTAAAAATAGAATATTCAATAAAAGATATAATTTTATATTTAGGTTTTGAAAATAAGTATATTAATTTATATTATTATAATAAAGATTTTTTATCAAATAAATCTTTTAAAGTAGATAATATTATTATCAGTAATATTTTACGTAATAGAATAACTAATTTAAAATATATTATTTTTAGATTCAAATCATTAATATATAATATTAGTAATAATGGTATTAATAAATCAACTTATAATAGTGATGAAAAAATTTTAATTAATGAATATACTAATAAATTTAAAAAATTAAATTTAAAAAATGAAAATAATAAAAAAAATATATTTAAAAATGATATATATTTATTAAATAAATTAACATTAGATAATAATATACCTAATAATATTGAATATAATATTATTAATAATTATATTGATATTTCTTTTATTAATAATTTTAATAATTTAGATACAAAATTAATATATTACTTAATTTTTAATTTATATAGATTATTAGATTATAATAGTCAAACAAATATTCAAATTGAAGTTGCAATTCTTATTATTAAAATTATAAAATTTTTTTTTAATATGTATCATATTCCAATTAATAATGTTGATATTAGAAAATATGATTATATTTTATTATATGATACTCCTTATATTAATGATAAAACTATTGTATCAGGATATTATAATGAATTATTAAATATAAATGATCTTGATGATCCTAATATTTTAGAAGATAAAATTAATTCTATTGAAGCTTTTGAATCTATTGATATTGATGATTATGATATTGATGATGAAGTAGATGGAACTGCTGAAGCATTAGATGGTTATGATGATAACGTATAAAATTGAATAAAAAAATCTTTAAATATTAATTTTAATATATAAGTAAAAAATGAGTTTAAATTTATCATTTATAAAAACAAATATTGATAAAATTAAAGAAAATAATAAAATATTATATTATTTTGGATTATATTCTGCATTACCAACATTAGATAATAAAAATACTGAAATGGATAATTATTATGAAGTAATAACACCATTAAGTAATCAACAATATCCATATTTTATAATGTCAAAGTTTAATGATTATATAAAAATAATAATATTAATTGATAAAGATTTTGAATATAATTTAGAAATATTAAAAAATAGATCTGAACCAGATAGTTATGAAGAAAATAATAATATAATTTTTTATAAATATGGAAATGAATATATATTTATAATTAAACATGAAATAATATTTAGTGATTTTATAATTATAGATAAATTTATAGAATATTTAATATCAAACACATTAATATATAATAATAAATTAATAATTCAATCTTATTTTTATCCATTAAATTTATTTGTTAATTTTTATAAATATTTAATAAAAAATGAAAGTAATAATAAAGAAATATTTAAAAATATAATAATAAATTTTACACCCTTACGTGAATATACACATTCAAATTGTTTTTGTAGTTCAGATTTTAGATATTCAATAGATAATAAATTATTTGATATAACATCTGAATTAAATTTTTTTCAATATAAACTAGTATCATTAAATGAATTATTAGAATATGTAAAAAAAAATGGAATAGAATTAAATGTATTATTATATTATTATATTATACATATTTTTGAATCATTACAAACTCTAATAAAATCTAATTATAATAATATAAATGATTGTATAATAAATAATGATGAATATTGTTTATACTTATTTATAGCTTATGATATTGAAAATTATAATGTTAATAAAACTTTAATATTAGATAAAATTTATAATGATATATATAATACATTAATATATATTTTATCTGAAGAACAAATTAAAGAATTTATATTATGGAAAAATGAAAGTGGAAGTTATTATTTAAGTAGTAATATGATTATAAAATCATTTTATGATATAAATGATGGTATTATATATTATCAAAATTTATCATATATTGATAAATTAAATTTAATATTAAATAATTTATTTGAAGCAATTAAAATAAATACTATTTATAATAATCAAGGTTTATCAAATTTTAAAGCAAATTTATTAGCTTTTTTTCGTGATGTTATTAATATAAAATTTCATTAATACTGCTGTAAATATAAATTTTATCTAACAAATTCTTTTAATTAATAAATTTTAATTAAAAAAATTTAATAATATAATTTTTAACTAATATATTTATAAAATATAATTTTTAATTAATAAATTTAAAAAATATATTTTTTAAAAATATAAACTTTAATTAATAAATTTTTTAAGAATATAATTAATTAATTTTTTAAGAATATAATTTTTAATTAAAAATTTAAAAAAATAATTAATAAATTTTTTAAGAATATAAACTTTAATTAATAAATTTTTTAAGAATATAATTTTTAATTAAAAATTTAAGAAAATAATTAATAATTTTTTTAAGAATATAATTTTTAATTAATAAATTTTTTAAGAATATAATTTTTAAGAATATA